AACGTACCCATCATTATGAACCATGTTCATGTTGTGATCTTCAAAGTTTTCATTACAATCTTGGCAACATATTAAATCGAATAAGGTTGTTTCTTCTTCATAATAAAAGTCTATAATCCAATTTAGAAAATCTATTAATCTTGTAGTAGCTAAATATTGTTTTTCTATGTGAGGATTTTGCATATATGCACGTTGCATAAGTGAAAGCTTTTTTATTCTCAGTATTATACTATTGAGATTACCCACAAAGAAAGAGGCGGTATCATAGTTCATACGATACAATAGTTCATCACGTATGAAATTCGCTATTTCATAGATATCAGCGTTATCTTCAAAATGTCGGTGCAAAGAAAAAGCTTTTGTAAATTTGCCATGTGTCATAAAAACATGGATATGACTGTAATCCGTACTTGATATAATGGCACTTGTTAACTCTTTTCGTATTTTTTTGTAGTTAAGATCGAACATAGTTTTTTTCCTTCCTTTTTTTGTTAAAAAATAATTGTTATTATTGATGAGAAATAATCAATAATAAATATTGTTAAAATAATTATGGGTAATGTGTAATCACTCTCGTAAATTCTTATAATCATTTTTTCAAGATTGTCAAGAACATTTTTAATTTGGTGTGAAATCATAGACAAACTCCCATTTATTTAATTTATTAGCTTTGATTTTTACATTTGGGTCTTTGATTAAATCAGCTACAAATTCCTTTAATTGATTGCTTAGAAATTCTGGAGTAGCAAAATTTGTTTCAAAAAACTTGATCCATAATGAGCCATGATCTTTTAAAATTTCTTCATCTAGGTCTTTGATTAATAGTTGCCTGTTCCAGTGTAGATTTCTTAAAGTTTCAAAATGTTTAATCATATTATTTTACCCCCAATTCATTCCAGAAATTATCCAGCGGATTTTCATTATCTCGCTGAGATATTGGAACATATTTTTTCATATCAGACGTACTCATATTTTGAGCAATGGGTCTGATAATATTTCTTGATAGCCTTGAACAGTTAGAAATTGCTTGTTCAATAAGTTGATCTCTTATGCTTTGCATTAGTCCTCGCTTTCATCTTGGTTGGTTAAGTGCGAATTGTTGTAGTTAGTATCAGATAGCAATTCATCGCAATCATAACTATCGAATTCATCAGTAATAAGAAGCTGAAGCATTTTCATATTTTCCATATTAAATCTCCATTCCATATTTTTTCAGCTCGGTTGCTAACATTTTACGATTTTTGCCCCTCGCTTTTTCGTAGGCTTTGATTAACCCCCGTTGATAGTTGGTGGCATATTCCCAGCCCTTGTACATATCTTTTTGGCTTCTCCAATGGCTTTTAGCTTTGTCTGTTGGTAGCTTGATCCACTCACCAGATTCTTCATCAAAATGGTTTGGAAGCCCTTTGATATCTCCTGCATCTTTGAACACTTGGACTGTGTTCCATACTCGGCTTGATCTCATTGTCATAGTTTGACCCTCTCTCAAAATTCTAATTGAGAATCATTCTCAACTAGGTATCGCTTGGATATGGGTGGAGTATAGGCTCATTCGAAAAAAATGTCCAATCAAGAAATATTACAAAATATTACAAGGCTTTGCCTTAATTCGTTCACCCTTTGTTCCATAAGGTTTTCAAGGGGTTGCGAGGGGGGAGATGCCCTCACATACTAGCACATACTAGCATATAATCTCAGTAGTCATAGGGCTTCTGGTGGGGGTGGTTTGGGGTGGGTGACCTAGTGGGCATATAGGTAAGAACTACTGACCTATTCCCTGGCTGTTTTTCTGCGGGGGAGGGGTATGATCGGCAACCCCCCACCCCAAAAATTCAGGCTGGTACTCTCTATACTATACCACCTCAAAAAATTTTAGCAAAATTTGAACTTTTTTTTAAAAATGATGGGCGTGCCCCCTTTCTAGTGGGGGAGGAAGCACTGTGAGAGAGTGTGAGTGTGTGATCGTGCTTGTATAATCCTCCCCCGTACAGGAGACGTATCACATTGCGTGATACAATCATATTATAAAGCAACAACACTTGCATTGCAACCTTTAATATTGTATAATTAACATATGGCTGATAAGAAATCAGATACTAATAAACCGCTAACTGGCAAACAAGAACTTTTCTGTCAAGAATTCATTAAAGATCTCAATGCTGTACAAGCGGCAGTTCGTGCAGGCTATCTACCTCAACATGCAAAAAAGAATGCTTATACTTTTTTGAGGCATGCAGGCATAGCGGCCCGAATTTCTGAACTTAAAGCCGACTCAATGAAGCGTACGAAAATTGAGGCGGATGATATTCTGCGCAGACTTATACGTATTGCTGAAAGAACAGAACAAGAAGGCGATTATAATGCTGCCATCCGTTCCCTTGAGCTCCTTGGTAAACACCAGGCTTTATGGACAGATAAGAACATCACGGAAATTACAAATGCATTTGCTACTGGAAACAGTGACGAGGATATCTTACGTGATGTTGAGCGTTTAAAAAAAATAGCAGCGCCTAAATTAAAATTAGTAAAAGGAAAATAATATTATGGCAACACCAGGCCCAAAACAAAACAAAAAAAGAACAATTAGTTCACCATTTAGAGGTGAAGCAGGACAGAAACTTTTCAAAGTTCCTGGAGTAAATGTTTTAACAGAATCTAAAAAAGAAGCAAAAGCAATGTATGGCAATAAGTCTTTGATGAAAACTTTAAGAGAAAAAAATAAGAAGTTGCCCAAAGATGCATATATGCGAATGTCTTATAAATAATTAATATTTAAAGGAGAAAACTATGCCACTAGTAGTAGTAGACGAACCAAAAAAGAAAAAATCAAAGAGCCCACATAAAGACCCTAGTTCTAAAATTGGTGAAAGTAGATCACATATGCCAAAGGAACAAGACGGCAAAACTCAACAACAAAAGAAGATAGGGATATAATTATGCCAGAAGGTAAAGGCACATACGGATCTAAAATTGGAAGACCGAAAAAAAATCCAGGCGATGTTCAAAGAGAATCCGCTAGTAAAAGGAAACAAGAAGAATTAAAAAATAAATCTAAATGGAAATCTACTCCTAATCGACCTAAAACAAAACCGCCGTCTAATTGGATGGAAAGAAGAAGAGGAGATCCAAAAGACTATTTTTTAAATAAGATTATACCCGCAGGTGGAATCGCTGGCGGAGCAAAGAAGCTTGTTGATTTACTAAAAAAATCTGGTGCTGGTTATTCTGGTTCAGGTGATTATAAAGAATAATGAAGAAAAAACAATTTTTAAAAAATAGACAAAAATGGAAATTACAAACAGTATTTGATATTGTTGTAATTGTTGCCATTATATTAATAGGAGTAAAAATATGGTAGACTCAGCAGCAAGTAAAGTGCGAAAAGGAAAAGAGCCTATACCAGTAGAGGTACGCAAATTAAAAAGAAAAAGACAAATAAATACACCCAAAGATACAAAGTTTGTCAAAGGAGCAAAAGGGGTCGTAAAGAGTTTTAAAAAGGCATATAAAGAAGGCAATGTGCCAACAACTGTACCTTGGGCTATAAAAAAAATGGGATATGATATTAAAAAAACAAGACAAAAATCTGGGCCAAAAGGTAGACCAGGTTCACAAATACACAAAGCAACAAGTGTAAAAAGATCTGGTGCTAATTACTCTGGCGATTAATAATTAATTTTATTTGAAAAAACAAAAACCCCCTCCCCCTAAAAATAAAGAACCCAATCCTCTTGATGAGTTTTGGAAAACCTTGGGCTGTGACCCCAAGACAGGAAAGCCTGTTAAAAAAAGGAGAGATTATGAAAGGTAAATTACTACAACCAGATTTGGATTTATACGATCCATCAAAACCGATAGAGGATTTGTGGAAGTATTTAGCTTTATGGGGGCACCATGCATATATTGTCCAAAGAGGATAGAGATGCGGCCACTCGTTTAGCTGTAATAACAGCACGTGATGACTTGCTTGCATTTATTATGTTAATGAATCCAAGCTTTAGTGTAGGCCCACATCATAGATTACTCTGTGATGAATTGATGAAATTAGAAAAAAATGAAATAGATCGTCTTATGGTATTTATTTCACCA